CTTCGGTGGCGGTGTGGGTTGGGGCGGGGCCCCCCCCCGTTTTTTTCCCCCCGCCACAAGTTGCCTCACAATGTCGTCACGAGACGCCGTGGCATCCACCTTGATCTTCTCCTTCTTGGCCACCTTGACGACCTCTGGCCGACTCAGAAGAAGAAGTTCACTGGTTTCCTCCATCCTGTCTTTAAGCGGAGACGGGATCGAGGCTAGGATTGCAGTCGCATCGCTCATAAAAACCTCCATGAAAGAAAATGGGGCCGGGTTGCTAGTCCGGCCCCATCCAGTCTAGAGCAGCTTCCTCGCGCCGGTTCTCAGACCACGCGCGAAGGTTGAGTTAAGCATCGTGCCAGCGTGCCAGCCCTTCCAGGAAACAGTGGAAAGCTCATTCAAGGGGTCCATAGCGCCAGCCGAACCGCGCGGCTTTGAGATCATCATGATCGCCGGAATCGGGTCGCCAGCAAGATAGACTTCCTTGGTGTGCTCCACGCCAAGCCCGACCGATCCATGAGCACCCTTACCCAAGATGATAGAGGTGTAGAGATCGGCATTCTGGTTGTTGGTCGAACGTACCGTCTGGCCGGGGACACCTCCCGAGTTGGTGTCGATTGATGACTCTTCGGAAGATACCCACCTGACATCGCCGACCATCCCGAACTCATTGGTGTAAAGCTGGGTTTGGCTGGCGTACTTTTCGACAGGAGTAAATCCGGGAATGTCCCTGATGTCCTCCTTGACGTGGGTATGGCAAATACCCGCAAAGGCCATTCCGATAGGCGAGGTGGCATGTGCTGAATCGCCCATCGTCATCGGACGGTCCTTCAAGGCCGAATTGGTCTCAAGGACGCTTTGCCCTTCCCGGATCAGATTCAAGGTGATCGGGTCAGTAACATCGCCGTCAGCGGAACCACCAGAGGCATAGATAAGCGTTACGCCGTCCTCAAGCACGTTCCGTTGGAGACGATTCACCGACCTCCCGGCGGAGATGCCGAGAACTTCGATCAGCTTCGCGGTCTGGCCGTTATAGTTGGTCAGATCGACCTCTTCGTTGAGGGTGATGACCTGACCGTATTTCAAGACGGTCGCCGTAACGTCAGTCACGCTCGGCGTAGTGCCCTCCCGGAACGGATAGCTTTCCGTGCCGGTCAAGGCAGTCAACGCCGTGGTCGTCGGAGTCAGGTTCTCAATTCTGCGCCACTTGACGGTCAACGTGCCGTCATGCGGCCCCACCGAACCCGACCCTTCCTCGCTCAACAGAAAATGAGCGCAGACCGGCTTCGCGTTCCTCAGCAACACCTGCTGAAAATCGTTATTCACCGGACCCGCGATTTGGGTCGTGGTGGTAATCGTCATAAGGGGTTCCTTCTAGCTGTGCCCCAGCCAGAAGTTTATGCTCAGTCGAGTCCTTTTAGATGAGCGGCGAATTGCGCGTCAGTCATCTTATTGGAATCGACTTTCTCTTCCGGCGGAGACTCGGTTGATACACCCCTGGACGCAGCCTGAGCGGCTTGACGAGACGCCGAAAGCTCCGGGTTTGGAATCTCGGCGACCAAAGCGGAAAACTCTTTCCCAGCCGCCTTTAAAATCCCATTCCAAGCGTTCGGATCGGTTCCACGGTTGTTGAACGCGAGCATGAATCTTGGGTCTTCGGCTTTCTTGTAAAGATAGCCTTCAACCAACAGATCAGAGACATTCTCAAGGGCTTCGTTGGATTCCCGGATCGTCTTCACGGCCTCGGCAACCCCTTTGTCTACCCGCTCCTTGATCCTGTCCTTCTCAAGCGTCTCGATTCTGCGTTCAAGCCCCGTGTCGTCTTTCTTCTCGTCTTCCTTCTCAGACCCGTCTTCGGGTTTGGATTTTTCCTTGAAAGTCTCTTCGCCTTCCGCGAGAAGCTCATCCAAGGATTTTTCCTGTGCATCCGAGCCTCCGGCCTCCGCCTCTGGAGCAACCTTTGGCTGCCCTTCGGGTTTGGCCTTTTCCTCGGTCACAGCTTGCGTAGCGTCAGTCATTTCTATTCCTCTTTCTGACCTAACAACTCAATTAAATCGATTTGTCCGTCCAGGTAGCCGGACTTGTGCTTCCACCTGTCCTCCTGGTCGGGTTTCCCAGGACGGAAACTAGGCAACGGCTCCAATACGCGGAGGAACTCCGCCAGCACCTTCCGTAGCTCCCGGTTGCCCCTGAGCCGCGCCAGGGCCTCCTGGCAGGGCTTCGATAAGTCGCTCGGCGTCAACAATGTCCAGTTCCTCCGCTACCTGCTGTAGAATCTCCTTCGCCAATTCGCGCGGGACGCCACCCTGGTTTATCAATCCCGTCAAGTTCGTGGTCAATGTGACGAACTGAACGAGGTTGGCCGCCCTTTCCCGCTTGGCGATGAAGCCTCTTGATCCCTCGACTATGAAATCGGACGATGACGGCAGATACTTCCTGTCGATCTCCATGTGCCCCTCGACCCCGCGCATGTTCACGAATATCGAGGTATTTTTCAGAATGTCTTTGATGAGTTCGTATTCCATATAGAGCCAAGTCCGAATCGGTGCCTGCTCCATGCGTCCAGCGAATTCTTCCGTTCTCAGCACCCCTCTTGAGGCGGCGATAATGGCCGCGCCTTCCGTAGTGTGGCTTTTCGGCCCGCCGCCCCTGCGGGGGTCTTTGACCCCGATAACATCCTCATACTCACCGAGCATCAACCCCAGAACACCAGAAAGAGCATTGGGGTCGCCGATCTTCTGAGGTCTGACGGAATCCGGTTCGTCGCTTCTCCATTGCTCGCCAGGACCGATCACAGGCCCTCCTATGGATTTCAAATGCCTGTCCGAATCAAGCCATGCGATAGGCGGCTCGGTATTGAGCACCGCAGCGTCTATCATGCGATTGGCCATCTCGGATGCTGCCGCCTGGAGGGGACGGCCCTTCATGAGCGGCGAGGAGCCGTAAACGCTGTTCGCCTCATCATCCAGATAAACACCCGTGATGTAAGACCTGAAAGAATGGGTAAGCTCCCGTATCCTGATGACGTCGGGCGGCCCGCCGATCCCCACGGTGATGATCTGGTTGACAAGCTCGATGTCCTCTCCCTTGGTCCTGGAGATGAAAATATCGCCCTCGTATTCCAGAACCTCGACATGGTTCTTGGTTTTCGAGTCCTTGCTTACCTTGAGCGCCGCCAGTTCCTTCCTGCGCCAACCCGCGCTATCGGGAGCGGCCTTGGCGGCGGCCATGAGATCGGACTTCCGCTGCCACCATCGGCGGATAAAAGAGGGCTGAATCGCCAGACCTTCATGAAACACATACTGGGGAGAATCATCCAAGAAAAGGTTCTTGATGGAAACCGGGATCAGGACAGGTATCTTCCGGGTTTTCTCCGTCACTCCGGCATATTGATTATTGAGAGTGTCCCATCTGACGACCCCTACTCTCCCAGAATAGGTGCCGTATTTTAGAGCCTCGATGGCAACCTTCATCCAATGGCCACGGTAATCGTACTGATTGTGAAAATGGTTCAAGGTCGAATGAACGATGATGTTGGCGGTATCCTGGTCGGCGATTCCAACCGGCGGGACATTTTTCCCTGAAATCAGCGGGTTCTGCTCGATAAACTGAGTCCATTCATCATCAATTTCCGCCACGGGCCGAAACCATATCGGCTTGGGCGGGAACAGCAATCTCATGGTGTCGTCGGCAAGAATCTCAAGCGCGTGTGCCTGCAAAGGCAATTCAATTGCGCTCATCCAGTCGAGCCTTCTGTCCTTCTCGTCACGGGAGACCCTGGGAAGCGCCTCCATCTTTACTTGGCGATCGACCTCCTCCCAGTTTTTCTCCCGATCCTTTCTCGTCTCGCTGTTTTTCCGGTGATTGTATTCCTCGACGATCCACTCCGCGACAGCCTTGAAATCGCGGGGCAGAATCTTCCTAGGCATGACCCATCACTTCCGTCGTGAGCATCAGGGTTCCAAGCGCATCCTCAAGGGCCATCTGCTCGCAAGTCTCAAGGGACGAACCAGTAGTGAACTCGATAGTCCGGCCCCAATTGCGGGCCGCCCACATGTACGTGATGCGCTCAGACGTGATCTTGCGGGCGAAAAATATCGTGCCGAATTTGGTCTCCGCCGTCGCAATGGGTATGAAACCATGCTTCTTCGCAGCCTCGATCAAGCTGTTCAACACGGTCTCTTTCATTCCACTCGGATGAATCATGTCACTATCGGCCTCGTATATCTCGGCTTGTGCGGACGGATGGGCGCATAGGTCTGGGCTTTCCTGAGTTCCATCATCGCGTAGCGGACAGCCGAGATAATGTCGTCATTGGCTTTCACGACCTTCCCATCCTTGCGGTGATACATGCGTTTCTCATCGAAGAATTGCGTGAGATGCCGGGCCACCCTGAAACGCCCGGTTTTCATTCTCTCGTGAATTTCCCCGTTGATTGGCTCAAGCCCTTGAGGCCCGCCGATCTTGTTATCGTACCGGGCGGAATCCCGCATCATGTTCACGCCATGCTTACGGTAGGTGTCCTTCAAGGGTCTCCCCGTTCCTTTGTCCCTCTCAAGCCCGTCGTGAGGCCACGCCACAGGAATAAAGTCATGGGGATCGCGGGCTTTGAACGCCTCGGCGTGGTAAACCGCAGTCTCTCCTTCCTTCCTGTAGCAATCATAGAGATAGGTGATGTCCTGATCGCGGTCGTGGGCGATCCATACCCCAGCACCAGGATGGTCGATCCCAAAGTCGCAGGCTGCAATGCGTGGGAAATGTCTCGGAAGTCCGCCGGGGAAATCCTGGATGTCAAAAGCGATTTCCTCGTCCGGTATGGGCCAGATCAAGCCCTCACCCATCATTGGGACGCCCATCGCGCGACACTCGCGTTCGTAAGGCATCCAGGCTTGGATTTTCTGCTCTCTCTGCTCGTCGGTGTAATGCTCAGCGTCATAGATCGTCATGACGATCAGCTTCCTGGGAGACGCTCCTTCCGCTGGCTCCCAGAAAAGCCCCGTTACCGCCGTCATGCCCTTGATCGGGGTGTAGGTCATGTAAATTATGCCGCCTTCACCCCCATCGGCGGCCATGATGCGGGCCTGCATCTCAGAGTAGATCGCCTTCGGTGGCTCCTCATCAGTCCATATCCAATCAACCGGCTTGCCGGTCCAGGTAGTGTCCTCCTGTTGATAGGTCTTGAGGGAGCATTGGCTTATCCCGCCAGATTTATGCCGCACGAAAATCTGGTCGGCCACGTTGGGAACACCCGCCTGGCGCTTGGTGATGTCAAGGATGCGTTCCCCAGGAATGGTTCCTGTTCCTGAGTGTTCCTTGGAGGCAAAGTTCGATGGCCCCAAGAGAGCTTCCTGAACCACGTCCCGCGAGGTTTCGTTGGTTGGCGAGCCTGTCCAGCCCACAGTCGGGTGGTCGAACACCCTCCCCTCCCACCAGTCGGGATAGAACCCCGTCAAGTGCATGGCCGCTTCCCTGCTCCCCGGCCATGTCTTGCCATCTTGATTCCCAGCAGACAACATGCGTTCAGGGAATGAACGCCCCGCAGCATGAAACTCTGCCTGCTTGGGATATGGCTTGTAGGAGAACAGCACCCGGCTTTTCAGCCGTCGCGTGATTACGCGGGCTTTTTCGGCTGCGGCCAGGATGCTATCGGATGGCCCATACGTCAACGGTCGCGGTCCCAGCAGTCGCCGAATGTAGGATCAACCCTCTTGTCTCCCAAGGCTGGGTGACACAATGGATGTCTGTGCCATCACCGCCGCCAGTCATGGGGAGGGCCGTGCCAGCAACAACGGTAAAGGCCGTGCCTCCAACATAGTCAACCGAACCGTCGATAAAGGCGGCTGAGGTTGAAGCAAAGAGCGTCATGCCCGTGGTGTCAGCCGTGGCTGCACCCGTGGAGGCCCCCCGAGTATGGCCGAAACGGAAATAAGCCACTTCACCCGGAGACCCCCCCGCCTCATAGCACAGCCTCACGTAGCGGGACTGCATCCCGAAATCGAAGGTATCGATGGTTGCTGCGCTTTCGCCATTTCGGCCTGTAAACATTCGAGCCCCAACCACCGTCCGACCGATCATCACCGTGCCGTCGGCGGCGTATTCGGGCGCGTCCATCTGGGCAAAGACCGGCGCGAAAGGCACCATCAATGCCAAGGCAAATAACAAAGCGAGAATTTTCTTCATGCGTCCTTTCCTCTCAGTTAAGGGCCTTGTGGCCCACAAACCCGCCTTTCGACGGAACAAATTTACGGCCTCCCGGCGATCCGGCCCGCCTTGCCAGCCTGACCGAGAAGTGCGTCGATGAGTTGATCGATCGTCGCCCCCGTGCCTTTAAGGCCAGTTAAGGCCGCTTCCAGTTCGAGGCTCGGATTAGGCGGATTGAACTTCGCATCCCAAGTCGCGATTTCAGCCGCCGTCGCTAGACGCAGCGCATTCCCATCCCAACGATGCGTCCTGACGGTGAACTTTGCGTTGCCTACATCGACAGAAACCTCACCAGCCTTGGCGTACAGTTCCTCTCGCCAGACTTCGTAGATTTCCCCCGTCACCTCATCGGCTCGTATCCATGCAGCCTGGACGGGCCATGCAAGGATCATCGTCAACAGGAATATCCATATCTTCATTACATCAACTCCACCTGGACAACATGCATCCTGAACGAAACGTTGGCATTCAGAGTATCATGTGAGGCCGTGATTGTAAGAACCAAGTCGGTCGTTGAATCCTCGGCTATCGAGTTGTGCATGGCTTGGACACCGATGGGAAGTCCTTCCGAAGTGCCGTCAAGCGGTCCGGGGTCAGTTATGCTCATGCCACCAAATCCAATTTGGGCGTTAGTGGCATTGGCGGCGGAAAGAGTCGCAGGCATCTGACGATGAAATATCGCCCGTCTGCTGGCGTCAGCGGTGATGGTTTGCAGGGTTGCGGTCGCCCATGTTGTCGAGCCATATTTGAAAAGCAAAGAGAAGTCAGCACTGCCGCCAGAGTTGTTCAGGTAGTCCCCCAAGTAAGTAATACGAATTGCGCGATCTGTTCCAAGCGTATTGGCGGGAACGACCCATCTATACACCGTCGTTTCGGCTGTTGAATTACTGACCGTTGCAATGGTCACGTCGCGGTCGAGGATAACCGTCCCGATTATGTCTGAGGTTGACGTATTCGACAGCCGCTCCCAATCGGTGCCGCCATAGCGCATGATGTCGCCAGCAGCATCCGACCCAAGGGCGATATTCGTGCCGTCAACGGAATTGGCGGTGATCGTCGCCGCGCCCGTTCCCGACAGCGTTACGTCAGCACTGAACGCCGAGGCGGGCGGGAAGTCCTGGAGCCCAGAGGAATCGCCGATGTGAAGGATATTCGCATCAGCCTCCCAGCAGACCTGCCCCTCGGCGGTGCCACCCGCACACGCCGTCGCGTGCTGCGGGAAAACGAGACCCTCAGAGGT